GAGAGATTGTGTGAGGGAGTCTCGACTCCCGAGAACCGTTTCCAAAGCAGCAATCACAGTTGTTAAGAAACGGGCGCTTTAACTACTAGGAGCTACCGCCGTCATTACGATGTCGGGCAAACCGCAAAAGTTGAAGCATAAGCGGGGCGACGAGCCCGCGCGCCTACCGATCCGTCCCGTCAGGGTAGTGTACAGCAAGAACAATCTACGTACAAACCTGATGGAGCACGTGAAGGCAAGCACGTCCCAAACGATGAATGAAATCATCGACTACGGACACCTGCAAGTTGAGGACGAACTCCAAGATCAACTCGACGAACAGGACGCTAAGAAGGCCGCACAAGTCGCTGCGAACAGGGCCAAACAATTGGCCGCGCAACCGCGCCCTCGGTTGTCAACATTTAACTATGACGACGAGGATGAACAACCACGCGTAAGCGTGAAAGAGGCTCCGGACGCGTGGGACGATGAACTACCGTTCGAGGAGGCCGAAGCCGAGGTGATCGCGCCGTACGTCAGAGACAAGAAGCATGCTCCTGCAAGTGTGCTGAATAAAGTCGTGGCGGAAAGCAACTTCTACATCGGTGTTGGGGAGTACACCCTAGTCGACGTTGGAGCGACTGAAGCGAGTGAGGCAAGAGCGGCGAAATCAGCCAGCTTGAAGTACCACGGCATCGCGCCGGGGTTATTCGAGACCGACAAGCCATTGCCAGAAGGGAGGGGTTGCAAGCACACGATGCAAGAATGTACTTGTGCTATACCTGGAAGAAAGGTATACCTCTTCAACCACTCGTCGTACTACATGAACAAGAAGGCGTACGAACGAATTGAACTTGGGTCGCGCGTTGTTATCAACGAGCATGACCTTAAGCCAGGTGAGTCCGTGCTGTCAGGCAAAACCAAAGGTTCATGGCTGACGAAGATGTCCAAAGACGGTGAATACTTCACTTTCGACAACCGCGGGGTTCTTAAGTTTCAGAACCCGCCAAGTCCGAGAGTGCCTCACTGGTGGATGTTGGCTTCCGTGGAACACAAACCCGGAAGTGTCGTCCGAGTCTGGGATGTTGGCCCGAAGCCAGCCCAGGAACAAGGTTGCGCCAGTGTCGTGTGGGACTTTTTCAAGTCATTCCTGATCGGCAAGACGGAGCAAGTGTTGAAGAGCCACGGCGTCGGAGATCTCTGGACCGTGTGCACAGAACCGGGCACGAAACCGCTCGACACGAAGGCGCACCAACGCGCACAAGTGTTGTTGATGGGCGTGACAACCGGTGGAGGCGTCGAAGAAGTCACCAAGAGTATCAACCGGGTGGCGCGTACGCTGGCACACGAGACGGGACACGACATCACGCAGGCCACGGAGATCGTCCGTGCAACACACGAGCAAGTGATGAAAGCGCAGGACCACCTGTTCAATGTGGCGCATAAAACCATGGTGCGCGCCGACTACAGGATGTTCCTCCGGTTGAAGCCGTGGATACGAGTGCTAATCATCGCGCTCACAGTGTCCGGCATCATCGGCGCCCACATGTTTGTGGGCGGCTTGGCGGGCTTGGCGCTCGTCCAGTCACTGGCGGCGATATCGCTATCGGTCACAGCAAGTTTGGTGGCTGAGCTGAAGGAGCGGTACGCCGTGCTCAAACGCACGTCAGCCTAGGGGTACGCGGGGTCGGGGGTCGGGTTATGCGACGAGCATGGCCGCATCAGTACGCTGCAGTGGACGGAGCCAGAGGATGGCTTGCACGGTTTAGCATCACGAGAAACGGACACCATCTGCCTAGGCAAAGGTGACGAGAAGAACCTCGGTGCGAACTGCAAGATCATGGATACTCTGCCGGACAAATGCAGGCGGGAGCGGCAAGTCGGTGCGACGCTCATGGGGCCGGTTGCGAGCATGGCTTACGTTTGTAGGTCGTGCGCATGTAACGCACACAATGCGATGTGCAACCGCCACGGTAAAGCGGCGCCGCCGTGTACGTCGGATTTCACGCAGTACAAGGCATGGCTAGAAACTAACGTCTACCCAGAATTTGAGTCAAGGTACGTCGAAGAAATAAGCGACTACCGCGATGGTGGAAGTTGGTTAGCCAAATGGCCAGAGACCAAAAGGGATGCTATCGAAGAATCGGAGAAGTGGGACCGCTTTTCGCCGAATCGTGTGAAGTGCATGATTAAGCGTGAGTCAGGTCACAAGCCGCCTACGAAAGCACGTCTCATCCAGTTCTACAGAACTTTGCGGACCCAGTCACACAAGGGCCCCGAGTTCACGGCTCTCCAGAAGGCACTTACAGCGAGCATCAATTCGACTGACAGGTTACACGCACAAGGTAATGATTCTGCGGCGTGCGACATATCAGTTACATTCGCTTCGGGTAAGAATGCTGAGGAGCTAGGTGAATGGATGGCGACAGCTCAGCGCAATGCGCGCGGCAGACGGTGCACGTATTACGAACGCGACGGCAAGAACTGGGACGCTACGATGCAAGAGGAAGCGCAAAAGATGCGCGAGAGCCTCTATGAACGTGTCGACCCCGAACTTGCCAAGTTTGCTAGTGATTGTGCAACTGTCCGCGGCTCCGGGATATTTGATGGTGTTCGCATGCGGTACAAACTTGCGTACACAGTGAAGTCCGGACACAATGACACGACGATTGGCAACAACATCGTCAATGCCGGCATAACCTACTCGTGTATGGAAAAACTCGGCCTCAGTGGAGCGATATTGGTAGCGGGAGATGACCTACTCGTTGTGGTATACGGAGATTTTGACGCAGCCGCCCTGGCTGCGCTCGAAGCTACGTATGGCATCGTCCCAGAATACCGTAAGTTCCACGCCGTGAGTGACGTCACATTCATTTCAGCACTGTGGTTCATAACCAGTACAGGTTATGTCTGCACGCCGAAACCGGGACGCCTACTCGCAAGGTTGTTTTGGACCACCCACCCCCCCCCCCCCAAGCAAGCTACGGCGTATATCAAGGGCGTCGTAATGGGTTTGTGGCCGTCAGTAGCCAACATGCCAGTAATCGCGAAATGGTTAGACAAGACCTACCGATTGTACGGCTGTGGTGATATTGACGACGTATGGGAAAACAAGAGCACAGTGCGAAAACGTGAGTTCAACGAAAACAACACAGGTTTCGACTCCGTCTCGCGCAACGCCTTTTTGGACCGATACAAGATACTCGAATGCGAAGTCGCAGACTGCGAGGCGATGATAGAGCGTATGACAACACCGTACACATACATGGTGCACCCCGTCATCTCGAGGCTCTTAGAAATCGACAATGCAGATATCGACGACCGAGTCGCGGAGGGCAATTTCTAGGTTCACAACTAGCCGCGCCCAGTGACTTAGTAAGAGTATCGACACTTACACCCGAATACAAACCAGACACTATCGCTCTACACACCACCTCCATCTGGCAACATGCCACCAGTCAGAAACAACAAGCCGAAAGGCAAGAAGGTGAAGAAGACGGTGAGACCTTATTCGAAGGTAGTGAATCCGATCTCAGTGGGTACGGTACAGAAAGCCACGCAACCGAGAGTGACAGCGACCGCGAAATCGTGCAGGATACGACATCGCGAGTTGATGGACATCATCGACATGTCAATCACCTTCGAAGCGCGCGCGTACCGGATCAACCCCGGAGTCGGAGCAACCTTCCCATGGTTGAGCGGCCAAGCGCAAGGGTGGGAACAGTACAAATTCCACAGCCTGCAACTCCGCTACTTACCGACGTGTTCCACCACCGAGCCGGGTGTGATCGTAATGTTTGTAGATTACGACCCGACCGACAGCGCACCTACCACTGTCCGCGACGCCATGACCAACGCGACGGCGACGGCGGGACCAGTGCGCAATGGATCACTCGTCAACACCAACACGGTTGCGTTGTTGGGAGGACTCAAAGCCAAGTATGTCGAAACGCAATTGTCGGGGCCATCCGAACCGCGTTCCACAGACTCCGGCACATTTTATATCGTAACAGATGGTGGTAACAACGTTCAAGTTGGCGCCGTCTGGATCGAGTACGATGTCGAGTTCATGTACCCGCAACGCTCAACACCATCCGCATATTCCCAGGCGGTCGGCAACGATGCTTCTGCGTCGCTCGCCGCTCCGTTTGGCGTCCCAGTCGGCGAGAAAGTCGCGACCGCAGGCCACCTCATCCACAATGTCGTTGGAACGTATTCCAATGGCGAGTTGGTCTCGGGCGCAACGCCGAGCGCGGTGTTAACCCTCAAGAACATCGTTGCCGGGGCGCGTTATCTCGTGAACGCTTATGCGAACACAACAGGTAACGGCGTCACAACATCGCTGTTCTCCAATATTGCCCTCGATGACGTCGTTCAGGCTGTCAACCCGCTCGTCATGCCCTCACTGGTCGGCACCGGCTTCAAGAACGCATCTTACACGTGGCGCGCTCCCGATTGGATCACGTCCGCGACAAAGATTTGGGTTTCTGTCGTCGATAACGCAACAGTGCGGCCCGATGCTGCGCGTCTCACAGTCGAAAGGATCCCTGAAACACCCGTGCCGTTCGCATGGATTTGATCCGATACAGCATGTTAGAAAACAGTAGGCACACCGCCAAGGTGAGCTTCAAAACCCAGAAAAACCAGAAAACAGTAGGTTGGTTGACACGACCACCTCGAAACCAAACAAAGAGGACAACACCACAACGCATCAGCGAGCATAGTG